GCTGCGTCTGATCCTAAGACTGCCCGTGGTTTTTTACCAGATGTCAGGTATAATACTGATAATCATAAGGATAAACATATACTCTGTGTTGCGGCTATTGATACTAAAAAAGATCCAGTATTAGCTGAAGGCATACTAACTGGAAAACTTACAGACTGTTCTATGGGGTGTGTATGTGAAGCTGTAAGGTGTAGCGCCTGCCACCACGTAGCTTATAATGATGATGATCTTTGTGATCACCTTCGGTTTCACATGATGGCTACTATCAACGGACAGTTAGTGTTTGAAGATTGTTTAGGAGTCGAATTCGTAGAGCTTTCGCAGGTATCTCAGGGAGCGGATCGCAAAGCAAAGGTTCAGACCATTTTAGATAGGTATGAACAACATCGGCGATCAGCTAGTTTTACTCCTCTTGCTAGCATCTTGTCTCAAGATGATTGTCTTGAAATCGCTACTTTTGTTAGAAATAATCTTAATATTTTACCTGATTCGATGGTCAAATTAGTTGATAAATTGTTTTAATATTTATATTGTTGATTAAAATGACGTTCGTTAATTTGATGACAGATATTTACGTTAACATTTAGAAAATAAGGAGCAATGCAAATGAAAATTGGTGCACGTACCAAGGTAGCAAAAAAGCTGGATAAATTCATTAAGGTTGCACAAGCTCAAGAAAAAGAAGTAGAGCTTGAAGATTTAAAAGTGGTTGATGAACTGGCCGATCAGCCTGAAGAAGAATCCGAAGAATCAGAGGAAGAAGAATCCGAAGAGAAGAAGGAGAAGGAGGGTTCAGTAGAAGAGCGGCTGGAGAAGGTTGAAGAAACGTTGGAAGTGATTGTTGATGCTTTGAGTGATCAGAAGCAAATTCTAGAACAAGTGATAATGGGCGAGACTCCTAAAGATTTAGAGGAGTACAAAGAGGAAAAAGAAGATACAGAAAAGGAGAAAACCTCAGATGATTTTGGTTTGGAGGAAACTGCTATGAGCAATTTAAGGGCAAAGAGGAAAGCTCGACTGGCAAAGGCTAAGGTTCGCAAAGCTCGTACGCTTCGTGACGAGTTTAAGGAGAAAAGCAAGACTTATAAGCCTTTTTCTCCGCCGGTCGAAATCACCAAAATGAAGAAAGATACTGTGCCTTCGATGTTTAAATTGGCGGATCTTTCTTTCAAGTATCAGAAGAACCCCCCTAGTTGGCAGGTTCTTGATGGGCAGGATAAGCCGGTATACGTTATTTACAATACTGCCGGTATGGATCCTAAGAAGTTTGCTTCGAAAAATTTTGCTGTTGGACTTATTAAGCGGATGAAACAGGATGGTGTTCATCCAGTCTTGGCCGAGCTTGATGCCAAACGTATCGGTGACACTGACAAGACTGATGATACTGTCTATAAGCAGGCACTAACGGATATGAAACGGCGTTTTCTGCGGGCTTTCCGTTTGGCTTTAACTGCTATGAATAAAAATTTGGTTAAGCCCAATCCATTAAAAGCTGCTTTGTTCCAGACTCTAGATGATCTCGGCATCGATGAGCCGCAGAAGATCGTTGAATATGCTTTTTCCAAAGCACACAACGCACACTTTGAAACGGCTATTGCACAAGCTGAGAAGTATGTGGAAATGTCTGATGAAGCCTTTGTTGAGGCCGAAAACATGATCGATGCCGCTGAAACTCCGGTACCTACTACTGCGCCCGAAGTAAAATCTGGTATCGAAGCTGAAGCTATGAGGAAGCGGGCTTCTGCTAATTCGTTGGTGCTTTCGACTCAGACTGATAAATCAGTAGATGATTCTTTGGCGGCTAGGCTACGCAGTGCGCTCCCCGTTCCTAAACTTTGGTCAGTAAAACAAACTGGTTGAAAATGGTTGATTATAAACTCAATGATGAGCTTTTAGGAGGAAAGACATGATTGACAAGAATAAATCTAAGGTTTATGCCTACAATCGCCCGTTCTACGATGTTGACGTTAATGCGCAGATCAATGCTGGTATGATCGCTTTCTTGACCACCAGCGGTGGCGCGGTAGTGGCTACTACTGCCGCATCCGGTACTACTCCGATTGGTACTTTCTGGAAGGATCATAACACTACTTGGACTCGTTCCACTCTGGAATCCAAGACCTTTGATACCAATGATCAGATTCAGCTAGGGCATGCCCCACTGGTCAGTTCTTCGGTCAAAGTGACCAACTCGGCAGGCACTGTGACTTATACTGCCGGTACTGATTATACCGTCAATACGACCAACGGCATCATCACCCGCGTTGGTGGTGGCAGTATTGCTGCTAGTGCAACCGTGATCGTTTGGTACCAGTACAGCATTCCTGCTAACCAGATTAATTATGCTGGGCAGTTTCAGGAAGGCGGCACTAATTACGATCGTCAGCCAGATGATACCCTTGGCAGCGGTAAGATTACCGTGGTTGAAGGGTTTGCCCACATCTACACCGATCAGTTTGATGTGACGCAGGCCTATTCCCTCAATCAGTCGCTGCGTTCCAACGCTAGCAGCCAGTGGACTTCGGCAAGCACCGCTTGGCCTGTTTGTGGTCGGGTGATTCAGGTGCCCACGCCGAGCAGCCCGTTCTTAGGTGTTCGTCAGATCCCCGTGCCGTAAAGAGTCTAATTTCTTTGATAGGAGGTAACAAAACATGAAGCTGAATCCTTACAAGGCACTTAAATCAACGGTGATTGATAAGAAGACCGGCGAACCTTTCAACCCGTATAACTTTGGGAAGAAAGCTCGCTCCGGAAAGCGGCCTGTCTCCGCTTCCGAACGTTTATTCACTGATAGCGGCGAATTGAATGCCGGTAGCAAAGCTGAGGCGCTTGATAAGATCAAGGCTATTTTAGACGGTGTACATGATGGCGATTTTTCCGTCGCTCGTCAGGCTTCTGCTGATAATTACACCGAAAGCATCTCGGTGGAAGAGAGCGATGCCATCCTTCGCGAGGCTTTTTCCGATCCTACTTCAGAAGGATTTCGCCAGGTGGGGCAAGCTTTGCTCAATCCCATCAAAGAGATCATCGATTATGAAGGCGTAATCCGTAAGGTATTTGCTCCTCGTACCGTCAAAGCTGGCGAGGTGGTTCGTTACGACAAAGATATCTTCGTAGTGGGCTACGTAATTGCCGAGGATGGTCAGACTCCGCAGTCCGTAGTTGGTGGCAAATACATCTATCCGCCCGAATTCGAGGTGTCGGCTTACCCGACTATTGAATTGAAGGATAGCTATCGTGCACAGTATGATATCCTTCAGCGGATGCAGGATAAGGCCCGCCAGTCGATCGAGTACCAGGAGGATAGGGCTGGCACCAACCTGCTGATTTCCGGCTCGACCGTCACTAACAATATCTCGTACTTCGCTACCTTGAACCTGGGTGCGTTTGAATCGGTACGTTACCAGATTGAGCGGCATCGCCTCATTTGCGACAAATTCATCATTCACCGCCAAGAAGTAAGCGATCTGGTGAACACCGTTTCCGGCCAGGTGGACCCGGTAACTCAGCGCGAATTGATCATGGCTGGATTCATCGGTTCGATCCTGAACGCGATGATCATCACTACTGCCGGTACCAACACTTACGAGATCCTCGATCCCGGCCAGGTGTTGGGTGTGACCGATCCGGAGCATCTCGGTGGTATGCCGATTCGTGTTGAATTGCTTTCGGAGCCTACCAACGAATTTTATGAGGGACGTCCTCGTAAGGGCTGGTTCTGGTGGGAGTTGATTTCTCAGGTATTGGTCAATCCTAATGGCGTTGCCATGGGCCAGAAGACCTGATAAAACGAAACGAGAAAGGAGCTAAGAGATGAATTATCGTATGATTCAGCGGGAATTAGATCTAGCCGCCGAAGAGCTTGATCGTAAAGGTCATCGTGATTTGGCCGATCAGGTTGATTATTTCAATGAACGATTGAGCCACACTGATGACCCCGAAGAGATTGAGGGTATCAAACAGGCGCTTAAGAAGATTGACATCCAGGCTCGTCGTCGTGATCGTGGTGGTCGCGGTACTGGGCGGTCCAGCCTTCGTGCTCGTCTGCTTCGGCGGCGTTTGGCTCAGCGTAGTTTGCGGAGCAGGCCTCGCTCTCGTCTGGCGGCTCGTCGTCGTTTGCTGCGGGATGAAGACGAACCTCGTTCTCGTTTAGCGGCTCGTCGTTTAGCGCTGCGAAGGCGGTTGGCTGCTCGAAGCAGGGCTCCTCGCCGTCGATCCAGCCGCTTAGAAAGCCTTCGTGCTCGTCGCCTGGCCCGGCTTCGCCGCCGCTAGGGTTTTTATGATGGGGGACCGGGTAAGTGCGCCGTTTATCCGGTCCCCTATTTTCTATAGGAAAAAAACGCTTAAAACAACGAAAAAGGAGATTAGAAAATGACTACCGCTACGAAAAACGCCAAATTCAAGCGACTTTCTCTGCAGGAACTTTTTAAGCAGCAGGCACCTATTTGGGTGCGAAATCTTACCGGTGGTAAAAGCAGTAAATTTCACCGTCCTGGCATGGTAACTATTCAGGTAGGACATGGTGATATGATTGAACGGGTTACGGTCCCGCCTGGTGCCGATCCGGTTTGTCTTTCGGATATGGTCAATTACGAATCTTTAAAAACTTGTTCTGACTTATTTAAATGTATTCGGTCTGGACTTCTTGAATTGTTGGATCCTGGTAATGCTGAAAAATACTACCAGATTAATGAAAAACGTCGGGATATTATGCAGAAAAAGCTCGACGATTTGATGGCTGAAAAGCGTTTAGATCAGCCTAATGTAAAAGAAATTCAGACTGCTAATATTCAGATAGATCCGGCTGTAGCTGATGTTTGTCTTAAATTGAAACATGATGTTCTTTCTGAAAAGAACGCATTAGAATTATTATTAGAGAAATCGGCCGCCCTATCTGTTGACGATTATGGTTATCTACTTAGTAATGGAAAGTATGATAGCATAAAACAGTGGGCGCGGGAACAAATGAATCATTTGACTATGGGTGAAGATACTGGGGATGTTTCCGACACGGATGATCTAGATAAGGAAATAGAAAGGGCTGAAGCTAAAGGAGATTAATTAATGCCTGATTTAGAAAAACTTTTAGATGATTTCACTAATTTTGATGGGATAAGTGAAATTAAAGAATCAGGGGAGATTGTACTCGATAATGGTTTGATTATTACTTTCGATCCAGAAGATGTAGATGATTTATCAGATTTGCTTGATTTCTTTTATGATAACGAAGATAAGCTACATATCTATCAAGCATATTCTGAATTGATGTATCCTACTAAATCAAAATTAAGTATTGAAAATTTCCTCGATTTAGCAAACGAAGCGGAAGATTTATATGCAGGTGATTTTAAAAATCCTGAAGATTTTGCTCAGGATCTTTATGACGCGGATGTACTTTCTGAAGACTTTTTGATTCATCATATTGACTGGGGTTCTGTAGTCAATGAATTGAATGATAGTTATATGTTTTATGATTATAACCACGGAACACTAGTGTTTCAAAAACATTAAGGGTACTTTTAAATGTCTGATTATATCTCAGGTGTTTTTCAGGTAGGTACAGTGACAGTTGGCGCTAGTGGTACGACTACTGTTCGTCCTGCCCTAAGTAATAGCCCTTTTAGAAATCTTTCTGTTACTTGTCGTCCTATTGGGGCTAGTAGTAATGTAAGGTATACGGTTAGTGTGCTGTTTGATGATGAAACCGTCGAACAGCACACTTTTCCTGATGCATCAAATAGGATAATCTGTCATATGGCCTATCCTAATAAGATTTTTCCGCCAAATATCAGTCTTGGATCTTTGCCTGGGTTAAGGCCTGTGATGCATACGGCGCATGGTCTCGGTATTAAGCTTTCGATTCAGAATCAGGAAGCTTCGCCGGTAACATTTCAGATATACAGTACGTTTGAGGAGTATAACCATCCTAGATGTAAAGCTTTGAACTTCAGTAATTTCGATACAAACGCGTTGAAATAGGGGTCTATTTGTGCATCTTAGAAAAGCAATAAGGTTGATAAAAGCAAAAGCAATTGTGGATTACGTAAGAAATCTTATGGATAATAATTTTACTGCAGAAGAACTTGCTAGGTTATTAGTAGATTATCTTGTTGGTCAAGAATATGAGTTGTATGAAACGGTGACGAAGAAAAAAGTTTCTGAGGAGTATAAAAAACTATCTCTCGATGAATTTTCTAATATACTTTGTAATGAAATTGTTAAGATGGGGAAGAGATGGATAATGAATACTCTAGTTGATGAGTATTCATGGCGTAATGAACTGGATGAGTTGTATGATCTTCTCGTTGATATGAAGGGAAAATACGGTAAACCTGAAATTAAGATACTTAAGTTACCTGATCTTGGTCGTTTGTATGATATAGCTAAGGAATTTGGTAAAAGATTTCCTAAAAATATAGAACGACGTTTTCTTAGTAAACCATTTAATATGTTTACAATTTCCTATGCTATTGATATTGTTAAGAATCGTTGGCCTGAATTAGAAGAGGCGATGTTAAAAGCTAAACCTAATAGTGCTTTTGAATACTCTTCTTTATTTAAATACTTAGATAAGATTGTTAAAGGTCCTTGGCCCGAGTTGATGGAGCGCTTAGTTATAAATGATCCAATGGCAGCATCTGGATACGCTTCTATTATTCTTAAACGTCGTTGGCCGGAATTAGAACCTGTGATAATGAAGGATCCCGAAGCTGCTTATATATATGCTGAACGTGTTATTAAAGGTCGATGGCCCGAGGCAGAACCTGTGATAATGAAAGATCCGGATATTGCATATGAATATGCTGTAAATATCATTAACGGTCGATGGCCCGAGGCAGAACCCTATATTAAAAAAGACCCCGAAGCTTGGGAATTGTATAGAAGGGAATTCAGAAAATCGACTAAACATGCAGAGGTGATCGATGTCCTTGCTTATTGATGCTCAATCACATTCTTGTTTCAATTTGCCAAAACCTGGATTATATCATTTTAGTGAAGAACATCGACAAGGATGGTCTGAATTTTGGCATATTATGGATGGGGATCTTGATAAGATAGTTGATTGGGCTGTAAAAGCGGGTATCGAGGATCCGGAAATTTGGTATAACGAGCTTCATAAATTTCTTTTCGATGTTTATAGTGGTGATTATCGCTTGTTAAGAAAGGCTGCTGCTGATAATTTTCAATCCTTCTTGGCATCATTGGCTAATAATCATAGTAATGAACCAAAGGATCGCCGTTGGTATACTTCGATAGGTTTATTGCCAGATGAATTTGTACGTATTCTTGAATCAGCATCTGAATTAAAAGATATTAGGGACGTTATTCATTACATCAATGGTAGAGTACCTGATCTAGGTTTTAAGCTCTATGAACAATTCTTGCTTTCCCGTACCGGTGTTCAGAAGAAAACGGCTAGAATTATTTCCAATTTACGTAAAAAAGCCTTTGAAATAGAAGCTGAATATGGTTGTGTTAAACTACCTCAACCTGGGAATGTGGTCGGTCACATAAACTTTCCTGGTGAGAAATTTGTGGTTACTGCCGTAGTTAATAAAATCATAACAGCAATGGATGAAAATGGAAAGGATTGCTTTTTTGCTGATCCTTGGAATTTAGATGTATTGGAGGATTGATTATGCACCTCAAAAGAGCAATAAAGCTAATTAAAGTCTCTTCCAAACCGAAATATAAATCACCTGATATAGGAGAGCTAGGCGATTCTGATTATGTTCCATGGGAATTGTACCATTTAATTATGGATAAACCTAATACTAGAATTCCTGGGTTCGAACCCTACGCTTTAAAAGACGCTTTGACAGCATATTATTATGCACGTGATATGATTGGCGATCGTTGGCCTGAGGCAGAACCTGTGATAATGAAAGATCCTTGGAGTGCATATAAATATGCTGAAGAGGTTATTGGCGGTAGATGGTCTGAAGCAGAACCTACTATTATGAGAAACCCTCTAGCGGCTTTCCTCTATGCAAAAAATGTTATTGGTAGTCGATGGCCTGAAGCTGAACCTTTTATAATGAAAGATCCGATCCGAGCGTATGTATATGCTCGTGATGTGATTCAGGGTCCTTGGCCCGAAGCAGAACCTGTGATAATGAAGGATCCTGAGACTTGGGAACGGTATAAAAGGGAATTCGGTCTAGAGGATTGAAAAAGGAGCTATTAGTCCGATGTCGGAACGAAACGAAGACAAACCAGTAGCCTCTTATACTACTAACGATATGAGTTTTGCTGCGTATCTAATCGCTATTCACGATTTCAAGCTTATTGATGCTAGAAAACTTGGCAAATCCTACAGTTTCAGGTTGTATAAGGACGATGAAGTGAGTATCAATACATTGAAATATAAATTTATGGGGTCGGATGTGGCTAAGTTTGATAGCACCATCCGTGATTTGAAACGTATACTTTTTAGTGACAATGGCAGATAGGGAAGGAGAATGACCATGCATCTCAAAAGAGCAATCAGGCTGATCGGGCAATCTGATTTACTGGATTTGTGCACACCTAAGCCGAGGAAATATAGGAAGCCTAAAATAAAGTGGGAAATTGATTTCGGCAATTTAGATCAATATGACCTTGAAGAGTTGTATAATTTCGCGCTTTATAACATTGGGGGTCCTGTACCCCAGTTCGAGCCTTATATATTAGAAAGTTTAGAAGATCCGTATGATTTTATTTATACTCCAATAAAATACGCCAAAAATGTTATTAAAGGACGCTGGCCTGAATATGAAGAGCGTTTACTAAATCGTGCGAAAGCAGGAAACAAGGAATACTGGGACTTATATGAATATGCTCTCGACGTTATTGGTGATCGATGGCCCGAGGCAGAACCATTTATAATGAAAGATCCTGAATACGCATATTATTATGCCACTGAGATTCTTAAACGTCCTTGGCCCGAGGCGGAACCTTATATCAAAAAGAGTTCATATTATTGGGATAAATATCAAGAAGAACTTGGTCTAGAAAATTAAAAAGGAGAATGACCATGCATCTCAAAAGAGCGATCAAATTGATATCAGTTACTTTTCCAGAACCGAAAAAGCTATTAAAGAAGTATAAACGACCTCGTATAAAAGAATTAATTAATTTTGAAAATTTGGATGAATATACTCCGTATGAATTGTATAAACTTGCTTTTGATGAATTTCGCTGTCGAGTACCCGAGTTTGAACCTATAATAATGAAGGATCCTGAAGCAGCATGTAATTATGCCTTTGATGTGATCGAAGGCCGATGGCCAGAAGCCGAATCTTATATAATAAAAGATCCTAAAGCGGCAGCTCTTTATGCTGTCAATGTTCTTAAACGTCGCTGGCCTGAGGCCGAACCTGTAATAATAGGAAACCAAAGCGCAACTAACTATTATGCCGAAAATATTATTGAAGGTCCTTGGCCTGAAGCGGAATCTGTGATAATGGAAGATCCTATACGGGCGTATTATTATACCGAAAATGTTATTAAAGGTCCTTGGCCCGAGGCAGAACCTGTAATAATGAAGGATCCTAGAGCGGCGGCTCTTTATGCTCGTAATATCCTTAAACGTCGCTGGCCTGAGGCCGAACCTGTAATAATGAAGGATCCTGGGATGGCTGCTTGGTATGCTTGGGTAGTTATTGAAGGACCTTGGCCTGAAGCCGAGCCGTATATTAAAAAAGATCCTAAAGCCTGGGAAGAATATCAAGAATATCAGCAAGAACTTGGCTTGTAAAAGATGGTTACGTATTCTCTAAACATGCTTCCTGAGCCTTTCTCTTTGTTTCCCTTGCTTTCCTCTGGTAGGGTGGCTATATCGATATCTGTCGAGCCGCAAAAGGTAACGGAGACCGGTTCCTTGGCTTCGGAGGGGTGTCCTCGATGGCTCTAATCGCTACCACTAGTTTCGACATCTTCAAGAAAGGTCAAACGGAGCCAATTACTATCGAGATTCGTAACCCTACTAATCAAGATCTGGTTAATCCATCTACTAACAGTACCTTCAAGCTGATAGATATTTCAGATGACAGTGTGAAAGATTCAGAGACTTTCGCGCCAACAGGCGGCACTAAGGTTACTAGGATAGATACCGGCATCTTTCAATATCAATTTGATGCATCTACTTATCCTAATGAATATCTGGCTAGTTTTCGTTGTCCGCTTTCTTCCGATGTCATCAATATTGATGTTTACGTAAAGTCAGTGTCTGCAAAGCATTTCGTTTATGCGTCTGTTCTGAAATCTCAAGTAGACAAGGCTCGTAAGTCCGTTTATGATGACATTGAAAATATGGACAACTTGGATGGTCCTGCTATCAGGCTGTTTTATGGGTACGATACTCCCCATCTGATTTTTTATCTTGAACGAGGGATGCAGTATATTAATGCAGTCCCTCCTTACACCGCAATGGGCGTTGATAATTATCCTTTCAATCAATATGGATCTATTTTGATCGATGCTGGTACTATTGCCGCTCTCGAAGCGCAGGGCATCTTTGCTATAGATACTGATTATAACTATTCTTTGGGCGGCAATAGTCTGGTCATCGACCATTATTCTAAGCTTTCTACCGCACTTTCTGCCTTGATAACTCGATTTGACAAGTCTGTCACTGCATTCAAGCAGATGTTTCGCTCTAAAGGTACTGTACTTTATCAATTCCTGCCAGGTGGGATGCGTGCCCAGAGGATGCTCGCAGCTATGCCGTCGGGCTGGTGGTCCCGACTACTATCTGGGATGGGTACATAGCCTTTCTTTACCATTTTCTTTAATATAATTACTAAATTTAAATATTGACTAAATGCATCTACTTGTGTTAAAATGGTAGATGAAAGGAGGTTTGTTGTGGGAAAAAAATGTGTTTATTGCGGAAGTGAATTGAACGAAAAGCAAATAAAGAAAGGAGGAAAATACTGTTCTCTTGCTTGTTTTTATGGTGACAGCGCCAAGCAACGTCCTGAAAGAAAGTGCGCTTTTTGTGGGAAACCTTTATCCAGAAAATTGCTTAGGAAGAATGCAAAATTTTGCTCTATAGATTGTTTTCGTAGAAATAATAAAAAGATGAAAGAAAAGCGTTGTGCCTTTTGCGGAAAACTACTTACAGACGAACAAATTAAAAAGCGCTCCGACGCGAAATTCTGTTCTACAGATTGCTCCCATAAACATTTCTTTGAAAATTGTCAACGTGGATACGATACCGAATTTCTAAAAAGGGACGATGAATTGGCTGCATATTTTACAGGCATTTGGATTACTGATGGTCATATGAAGAAGAATGGAGATATTGTGATGCTTAGTATGACTGATAAGCAGATTATTTACCAACTAGCCAAGGCTACGAAGTATAAAAACAAGATAAGTAAAAACATTCGCAAGGATCGTCCAAATAGTAAGCCCACTTATACTATACGCTTCGGAAAGACAGTGGCCGATGAGTTGAAAAAGATGGGGTATAAAAATGGCCCTAAGACCGGTATGGAGTTTATCCCAGAACGATTTGCGGAAGAGCCCCTGTTTCATCACCTGCTCAGGGGTATTATCGATGGAGACGGAGGATTTAGAATTGCTAATGTATCTGATGAATATAAATATTTACATAGTTACATTTGTAACGTTAGCAAAGATATGCTCGAACAGATAGTTGGCACACTGAAGGCTCTGAAAGTAATAAGGGGTGATGTTTCTGCC